CAGAATAAACTAGGAGAAAAACTTACCAGTGTTGGTGAGTCTGTAGTAGATAAGACTAAAAGTCTATTTGGTAAAGAGAAACCTGTTACTAGTAACACTTACTCTAAAGAAGCAGAACAAGCTGCTACTAAAAAGGATCAGCAGAACTTTGTTAAAGGCTTACAAGATAACGTAAAGAAAAAAGAAGCTAACGTACCTGTAGTAGAAGCTGCTATTAAAGATAAGTCTACTGGTGAGATTACTAGGTTAGGGCCTAAACATCCAGAAGATTTAAAAGAATCTACTAAGGATACCCACGAACAAGGGTTTATAGATGAAAAGGGTAACTTTCTCAATCGTAAAGAAGCTTGGGAAAGAGCTAAGAACTCTGGTCAAATACCAGAAGGTCAGAACCCAGAACAACCTAAAGATGGTTTACACAGCGGTGATTTAAGAACTGCTGGTGATAAACGTTTTGATGTTACACCAGAACAACCTGCTGGAGTAGCAAAAGAAACACCTAGCTCACCAGGTGAGCCTCCCGTAGATAGAACTAATACCAACCCTAGAGACGTTAAGAGTCAACAGGAGTTTGAAGATATTGCTCAAGAGATCTATGAGAAGCAAGGTGAAGAAGCTGCTCTTAAATTCTATGATGGATACCAAGAATATAAAAAAACTTGGGCAGATTCTATTGGTGAAGTAGAAAAGTTGGTTGGTACTAATATTAACTCTAAAGAAGCTAATGAACGTATCGTATACAACAACACTACCGATCTTAAGAAGATGGCAGGTGATGAGGTCAACTTAGATCAACTTAGCTACGATATAGACAAAGGTACTACTCTTGTTGGTAAAGCAAAAGAAGTAGCTACTAAGTTTAGAGAGCTAATGGATGAGCTAGGTAAACGTGCTTTAGAAAAAGGTGTTATCAAAGGATGGCATGAGGACTATGTAGCTCGTAATGTAGTTACAGAAGGCGCAGCTCCTCCTGGGGCATTAGAACAATTCTTAAAAGATGCTTTTGGTTATGGTGAAGTTGGTTCAGGTGGGGGTACTAAGACCACTACCAAATACGGTGAACAACGTAAACTTGATACTCGTGAAGACTTAAAGATACATTTAGATGGTATTAATAAATGGTTAGCTGACAACGGTGAGAACTATAGGTTTAAACTTAAGACAGATAACCTAGCAGACATCTACAAAGACTATGCTCTATCAGTAGAGAAAGCTATTGAAAATAAAAATCTTATTGAAAACATCAAACAGATTAGAAATGTAGAGGGTGAGTCTTTGATACGTCCTATTAAAGATGGTGAGCCACTACCTTACGGTTGGAAGGTTATGGACAATTCAGAACTAGCTGGATATGCCGTACATCCTGATCTAATGCCACACCTTAAGTTTGTATTTGATTCTGGGCCTGGAATGGTCATAGAAGCTCTAGGCAGTATCTCTCAGTTTGTAAAACGTATTAACGTTGTTGGTTCTTTCTTCCATGCTAAGTCTTTAATGGAAGTTTATTCTAGTGCCAATATACCTATTTGGTCACCTATTAAAGATGCTATTGTTCTTCCTTTGGTAGAAAAAGGAATTAAAGCTTTTACTGGTAAAGATATACAACTATCTGCTATTAGTAAAGCTGTAGAACAATTTAGAAAAGGTGGTTTAGGTAGTAGTGTTGATAGATGGATTAGAGTAGATGGTATTCAATTGGGTGTACCAGAGGATGTGACTAGAGGGATACTTACTGCTACAGGTAAGCTTTCTGATACTTTAATTGGTAAATTTGGACCTAAGACTAGGGTGTTAGAAAAATCTCTTAGTGCTACTGAAAAATATACTTTGGAATATTTTGATAAATACACTTGGGATTATTTACACACAGGCATTAAGTTATCAACTGCTGAAGCATTTTTAGATAAAGCTCGTATGCAAGCTTCTAAAGAAGGTAAACCATTTGATGAGTCAGCTACTCGTAAAGAAATAGCTAAGTTTTTAAATGAAGCTGGTGGTGGTCTTAATTGGTATCAAGCTGCATTAGATTCTAGGACAGAGTTTGGTAAACGTATGGCTTTAGCTGCGTTTAGTCCTGATGGTCGTAGACTTTTACAAACTGTTTTGTTTTCTCCTGACTGGACAATATCTACTCTTAGGGCTTTTAGTTCTGCTTTACCTAAAGAACTTAATCCTACTAAATGGCATCCTGTAGAAGGTGCTAAAGGTTTAATGGTTCCTACTACCAAAGGAGACTATGCTAGGTTGTATCAGTTTAAAACTGCATTGACATACTTTACTTTATTAAATGCTATTAACTTAATGACAGCTAATAGACCTATATGGGAGAACAAAGATCCTACTCGTATAGAGTTTCCAGATGGTACGTCTATGCAAGCTATGAAACATGCTATGGAACCTTATCATTGGATTTCTGATCCAAGTAAAACACTGTTTGATAAATTAGGTTTTTTACCTAAAGCAACTATGATTATTGGTGGTGGTTTAGAGTACGCTAGTCCTAATGCTCCTAAACTTGTTGACCGTAGTGCTGTAAGCAGAATAGAAACTGCTGCAAAACAAGCGTTACCTTTTCAATTTCAAGCTTCTGCTAATGCTCCTGAAGGTGAAGGTGTTAAACGAGCGTTACTAGGAACAGCAGGATTTCCTATTTATGGTTCTTCAGCAGATCAAAAGAAAGCTCAACGTTCAGAGCGTGAGTTAGCTACTAAAGAACAAGCTTGGAATTATAGGGACAAAGAGATTCAAGCTGGTAGGATGGAGTGGACTCTTAAACATGAAAAAGAAAGACAAAGTTTAGAAAAGCGTAGACAAAAAATTGAACAGGCTAAACAATGAACTTACTAATTATTGATCAATTTGATTGTGGATTTGCTATGGACTTGGCTATCAAGTCTGCTAACCACGGTCACGATGTACGTGTCTATATGCGTAACAATATGGACGGTACTCGCTGTGAGAACGGTGATGGTATGGATTGTTTTAAGAAAGTACCTGATTGGGAACCCAGTATGAACTGGGCTGATCTTATATTTGTTACTGATAACAGTAAGTTTATTCAGAGGTTAGAGTCTTATAGACGTAAGGGATACCCTGTCTATGGCTGCAATGTAGAAGGTGCTAGATGGGAACAGGACAGGGAATACGGATCAGCTATCTTTGAGAGAGCTGGTATACCTACTATCCCCATGCAAAAATTCAAGAAATACGATGATGCTATAGCTCTTGTTCTTAGTAACAAAGATAAACGCTACGTATCTAAACCAGTAGGTGATGGTGATAAAGCATTAAGTTATTGTTCTAAAGACTGGCGTGACATGGTTTTTATGCTTAACAAGTGGAAGAAGAGCAATGCCTATGATGGTGAGTTTGTTCTTCAAGAGTTCCATGCTGGTTCAGAGATGGCTGTTGGTGGCTGGTTTGGTCTAGGTGGATTTTCTAAATATTTTCTTGAGAACTGGGAGTTTAAGAAGCTAATGTCTGGTGATTACGGCCCTGCTACTGGTGAACAGGGTACTGTTATGCGCTATACAGAGAAGTCTTTGTTAGCTGACAAGGTTCTTAAACCTCTAGAGCAGTTCCTACACGGTATAGGTTACTCTGGTTATATTGATGTCAACTGTATTATTGATAGTAAAGGTATGCCTTGGCCCCTAGAGTTTACTACTAGACCTGGTTGGCCTCTATTTCAGATCCAACAGGCTCTACATTTAGGTGATCCTATTCAGTGGATGCTTGACTCTATTAACGGTAAAGATACTTTAAAGGTAAGAGAAGGTATTGCTTGTGGTATTGTTGTATCGCAGCCAGACTATCCTTATGGCACTGTCAAGAAGAAAGATAACACAGGGTTTCCTATTTTTGATTTGACTATGGAAGATGTTACTAAGAACATACATCTCTCAGAAGTTAAGATGGGTTATAGCCCAGGTAAGGACGGTAGGAATACAGAACCATGTATGGTTACTTGTGGCAGCTATGTACTAACAGTGTCTGGTGTAGGTGATACCGTTAAGGATGCTAGAGAGTCTTGTTACAAGACCTTTAAGAAAAAGGTCAACATGATTAACTCTTGTATGGTACGTGATGATATTGGTGAGAAGCTAGAGAAGATGCTTCCTGAATTACAGAAGAATAATTACTGTAAGGACGTAAGATATGGCTAGAAATATCAACATACCTATTCCCCAGAATCCCATTAGCGAATGTTTTCAATGGAGAGACTGGTTTCAGAAGCTAAGTAACGTAGTTTTTGGTAGCATGGCTACTCAAGACTCTAGCAACATCAATGTTACTGGTGGACAACTTACCATAGGTAGTAACCCTGCTATTACTGGTAGTGGAGTAAACACAAGTATGTCTGGTCAGGGTGCTGCGGTGTTTAACAACGGTAGCTTTGCTATTGGTAACTCTGCTGCTAATATTGTTTCTGATGGTACTACTGTTGTTCTCAATGGATTTAACCATGCTAACAGTAGTTCTAGGGGATCTTTTACTTTAGGTTTAACTGCTAACGCTACCTTGATGCCTTACGGTAGTGGCACTAACTTTACAGTACCTAAGACTGCAAATGCAATTGTTACCTGTTCAGGTAGTGTATTTATAACTGCTTATACAACAAGTGGTAGTAGACCTGCTGGGGTTCAATGTACTCCCGTATTTCAAATACTAGACTCATCAAGTAATGTAGTAGCAGGGTTTACTGCGGTTATTAAAAATGGAACAACTCCTACAAATACTACAACACCTTATACAGATGTATTAGCTTTACCGTTTAGTTTTTCTTTGTTATGTGCAAACCTTTCTGCGGGTTCATATACTTTAATCTGCAACGGTACTTCTACTTATACTTCTTTAGTTTATTGGGATTATTTAGGAAACATTATTACTCCGTTTAACACAGAAATACAGTTAAACACAAGTTCTTTCTACTATCAAATAGGCTAATATGTGGATCCGTTTACGCTCATTGCCGCAGCTAGTACAGCTCTCAAGCTTATCAAAAGTGGTTGTGAGATGTTTAGAGAAGGTCAGGCTGTTGTTAAAGACGTAATCAAAACTGCAAATGAGGTTAAAGCAATTGGAAAAGAAGTCAGTGGCATATTTGGTTTTCTCAAGAATCTGTTTAGTACTACAGAAGCTAAAGATCCAATTGCAGAGAAAGAAGTCTCCAAGAAACCCACCAAAAAACAAAAACAAGAGTTCAATCCCAACGAGATCTACGCAGAGATCGGTAAGAATATCACAGCGTTCTTCAAGGCGTATAACGCATTAAAGAATCACATCTTAGAAGAAGAAGAGAAATCCAAAACAGTCTACGATCCAACGGGGGATCAGACTGAGAAGGCAATACAAAGGGTATTAGCTATGAGTCAAATGGAAGATATGGGTGTAGAACTTAGGGAGTATATGGTTTACCACGTACCTCCTGAGCTTAAAGATTTGTATACCCGTATTAATACAATGATCGGTACTATTGAAAATGAGCAAGCTATTGCTAGGCAAGCTATGCTCAGAAGACAAGCTGAAGAATCATGGCAACAAAAACAAATGGAAGACAAAATCTGGTTCAGAACAGCGTCTACAGTAGTCGTGTTACTAGTAGCAATTTATCTAGCGGGTCTAATGTGGGTAATCAGTCGGATGAGTCATGGGGGTATGTCGTAACCATCATAGTGTTGGCTCTGCTGTTTGTACTTGTATTACCTGTTCTAGGGTTCCTCTATATGGAAATACATCAGGATAGAATCATAATGGAATCCAACATCAAGAGGATTGAGAAGCTCAAGAAAGAAATAGAACTCGAAAGAGAAAGAAGTAAAGAATGAAATATTGGGTACTTACAATTGTTCTAATCTTATCTGGCTGCGAGGATAGGTTTAGATACGATTGTCAGAACCCCGTACACTGGGAAGATGATGAGTGCAAGCCTCCTTTGTGTACAGTTACAGAGACCTGTCCCAACATGTTAATTAGGAACTTTGATAATGTGGTTAAGAAATCTAATCAATAGTCTAGAACAAGAAAAGGTAGATGGGTTCATTAGAACCTTGGAAGCTATTGTTAGATCCTTTGCTGGGTTTATGTTGGTCTGTGTATTCTCTTTCTCTATGTTTACCGTGCTCTATTCTTTAGTATGGAACATACAGCCTATGCAGGATATGGCTCCTGCTGATAAACAGTTCTTTGAGATCCTAAAGATGATGGTAGCTTTCTTAGCTGGTGTGATTACTAATATGATTAATAAGACTTCTACACCATTTAGTGCTATGTCTTCTTCTATGTGTCAGCCTGGTGGTGGTAGTACGTTTGGTAGACCTATGGGTATGCCTACTCCTTTTGGTAGTTCCACTGGTGTTCCTAGTAACACTCCTATGGCTACGCCTCCTAGCTCTTTTCCTAAGCCAACATCCCCTTCTCCATTTGCTAACCCTAATGAAAGACCACCCCTATGAAACTTATTATTTCTCTTCTACTCGGATTTAGTATTATTGGAGGAGTTTATAAACTTGGGCATGATAACGGTTATGCCCAGTCTCAACAAGAAGTAGCTACACAGATAGCTAAGGCTAATGCACAAGCTAGAGATACTGAGCATAAGCTTAATGATCAAGTAAACATTCTCTCAACCCAACTTGTAAAGGCTAAACAAGATGCTCAAAAACAAAATGCTTTGCGTAATGCTGATATTGCTTCTGGTAAGTTGCAGCTCTACATCAAAACTAAAACCCCAGTATGTCCCTCCACAGATGCCACCCCTCCCAGCGGATCTGACTCCAGAACAGCCCAACTTGACGAAACGTTTGCTCAATCTATTGTCGCCATCACAGATGACGGAGACCAAGCAATCCGTAAACTCAACGCCTGTATCGCAACCTACAACCAAGTAAAGGATCTTATAAATGGAAACACAACAACTCGCTAATGCCGCTAATATAGATGTAGCTCATGCAGAACATTTAGTTGCTCCTCTCAATGCTGCTATTGAACAAGCTGATTTATCTACTCCACATAGATTAGCAGCGTTTATTGCACAGTGTGGTCATGAGTCTGGTGGTTTTAAGTTTTTAGAAGAGAACCTTAACTACAAAGCAGAAAGTTTATGTAAGGTATGGCCTACTCACTTTCATCCTGATATAGCCAATGAATATGCACACAACCCAGAAAAGATTGCTAACAGAGCATATGCAGGACGTATGCACAACGGAGACGAAGCAAGTGGAGACGGATGGTCCTTTAGAGGTAGAGGATTCCTCCAGATTACTGGAAGAGTTACCTACGAACAATGTTCACATGAGATGGGATTTGATTTCGTATCAAACCCTGATGCTGTCGCAACGCCTGAAGGAGCTGCAATGACTGCTGCTTGGTTCTGGAAAAAACATAACCTCAATCACTTTGTAGATAACAATGACTTTGTAGGTTTAACTAAAGCTATCAATGGTGGAACCATAGGTCTAGAAGACCGTATGGCTCGTTACCAACATGCTTTAAGTGTCATTGGTGCTTAAGGTTTCATAGAGAACTTAGTAGGGTCAGGAGAGATACCCAGTTGTATCTCTTCTGCCCTTATCTGTCTATCCAAGTATTTTCTTAACCATTCAACACCCCCTATATCCTTAAACATTTCTTTTTGTTTGGGTGTTAGTCTGAGATTAACAATAGATTTAGATCCTGTTATCTCACTCTTTGGTCTTGGCATTCCTAGCCTCCATCATTGCATCTGCCATTTGGTATGCAGCTTTAGCTGTTTGTTCTGGACTAACTCCCTCAAAAACAATCCCTTCCATAGCTAACCCTGCAAACCAATCTCTAAGCTCCATACCACTATGTTCTTGTCTACCAATAATAGCTCTTTCGTTGTCAGTGTATAACGGTGTTATGCTAGGAAATGCTTTCATTTGAAATGCTCCATGATGTTAATGATAGTGTCTACTACAGAGGTTAATGTTAGTACATAAAGTACCCAGGTTGATTCATCGTTCATCAACATCTCCTAAAGAATACAAAACAAAACAAAATACTGCTGTAATCCATACGGCTGCTAGGCCCAGGATTGCTACTAGTAACAAATAATTTAGGATCTCATTCATTATTCTTCCTCCATATCAACATCTCTCCACTCTCCTACAGCGTTCTCTGTATAGATTTCTTGAGAAGATTCTTGCCACCATTGCTGCAATATGGTGTAGTAGGGTTGGTAGGGTAAACCATTACTGTTGACGTAGTAAGGATCTATCTTACCTTTCCTTCTAAACCATCTAAGTTTGTTAGTGGGTTTCATTCTTGTCCCCTTGCTCTGATGGCGTTTGAATCGCTTGTCAATGAATATG